GTACAGAATGAATAACTATCGGTACGCTAAGATCACTACGAATACGCTTAAATTTATACTTATCTAAATATTTAACTAGCACATCCATCTACAATCCTACAGCTAAAACCTAAGCTATCAATCAATACTCGTTTCATAGATCTGCCTTACATCTGATTTGAGCAAATGTTTATTCTTGATGATGATACGCACGCAATTGTAAAAGGCATCCACTTCTTCCTCACTCATGCGCTCTCGCGCCCGCTCACCCATCAGGTATGCATAAGAGACCTCAATAGCATAATTGTCAATACAGTTTACCAGATTGTTGGTCTCTTTAGCTATACACATTCTCTCTAGGACCAGCTGAGGCTTCTTGAAAATCCCATCAGGGCAGAGATTCCAACCACAAAAGGTGGGATTGTTGGTATGACAAACCTTCGCTTTCAACTTCAATTTGCTTAAGAAACCCGAATGCTCAGTTGACTTGTGCAGTTTCTTATTGGAACACATATCATCCCCTGCGAAACAGATTCGCTCATCCCCTTTGAGTTTGTACTGCAGAAACGTGAAGAGCATGTTAGCCATTGTGTTGAACAAGAATGTGCTAGCCTCACCAGAAAATCTCATAATGGAGAAATTACCCAATTTAGAGCCTAAATGTGTCTTGATGTACCTGTAGTCCTCTATGAGATCGTTCGGTAAACCAAGGTAGCGCATGAGGCACAGTTCAAAAGCCATGATGTACTGATCCTGACTAGCGTCGAAGGCTTCATAATCCGATTCTGTGCACAGAGCCCCGAATGAACCACGTCGAACCCAAGCGTCTAGCTCGCCCAGCCCTTTACCAGAGTGTATGTAGTACTTCTCTGGCAACGCCTCATGCAACTTCTTTTCGATGTACCTCATGTATGGCGCAAACCGGCAGAGCACTGAGTGCTGGAAGCACACGATGGTTTGTGCAGCTTTGGCGTCGCGGAAGCGGTTGTCAAATTTTGTACATAGCTGTGATTTAGAGAAAACCAAGCCCACATCAGCTAGCCAATCCTTGCAGGATCTATTGCTATGGTTCTCAATCGTCGCCGCGCTTTTGCTCGTTTTTTTTTCCTCAAATTCAAACTTAGCCATTTCCATCATTTGTGGGTTGTGCGCTGGTTTCAGTGGCACTCGGCTCAGAAATTCCTTCAGTAGGAAGGGCCCATAAGGCATAGCTTGTTGCAACTTCGCTGCTTCTTTCATGGGGCAGGAAAACCTCAATCTCTTGCGCACAGCCATAATGAAAGTCACTGTATCTGAAGCACGATGCCGCGGGTAGATGGTTTCAAAAC